TTTCTCTGATTTAATGGCAGACATCTACTCCAATCAGAAGAAGAAAGACCGACAAGTAAAACTACTAATTGCTCAACTTGAACCAATGGTCAAGAATTTGAACGATGCCGCAGTGGTTGTACCGCTTATTAAAGAATATCTCGATATCTCCGTAAAGAACGATGACGCACTAATCAAACTTGCAGCAATCGTTCAACGAATGATGAAAGACAACTCATCAGCGGAAGCTGGTGGGTTTATTTTGTCTGAAGAAGAAAAGAGACAATTGATGGATGCCATTGATGAGGTTGAAAAGGACCTACCTAACGAAGATGGAGATGATGAATGAAATTTGCACAAGTAGTTGAGGTATATTTAAAAGATGATGCTAAGTATGGACCATACTCAATTCAAGCATTATTAAAAACTGGCGCTACAAATAGTCAACGTATATACGCAAAACCATTAACACAAAACTTTAAACAGCTTCCTGTTGTTGGTGAACAAGTTGCAGTGTTTAAAGGGCCATCTGATTTTATATCTGGATTAGGTCAAGGTAAGACAGTGTTTTACTACATATCAGCAGTTGGTCTTCAAGGTAATGTTAATAATAACATAATCAAAAAATCATCCGTATTAAGTGGTTTTAGTGTTGGTGGGGCATATGGTTTTACAGGTGCTGGTATCTTTAACGCAAATAAAGCATCATCTGTTGATGAAAAAAATAGAGAATTTGTAGAGGTATCAAACCTGTCTCAACTACAACCATTTGCCGGTGATGTCATCCACGAAGGTAGATTTGGCAATTCAATTCGATTTGGATATACTCCTGAAGGTGCTGATTCAACCACCAAACCATCTTGGTCTTCTCGAACTCCTGAATCACCAATTACCATTATTCGTAATGGTGCTGGAAATTCAAATGGATATAACAAATTCGTTATAGAAGACATTAATGATGATGATTCATCTATTTGGTTGGGTTCTAAACAAACTATAAAGATACAACCATCTCAAAAGTTTACTCTTGGTATAACACCTATCAGTTCATATGATAAACCACAAATCGTAATTAATTCAGAACGAATCATAATTAACTCAAAAAAAGATTCAGTTCTTATTAGTGGTAAGAAGTCGGTAAACATATCAACATCAGGTTGGAAGGCTGATATGGATACAATGTTTAATCAGATTGAACAAATCAAAAATCAATTAAATGCATTAAACACACAAATGTCTACTTTAGTTAATGCCGTTAATCCAGTAACGGCTGGTGCATTAACTCCTGTGGGTGTTCAATTAGGAAACATAACTGGTAATATTGCAAAAATTACAACTCAATTACAATTGATGAAACAATAATTATAGATAAAATATATTTATTACTATGGATACAAAGAAACTAATTAAAGCAATTCAACTTATCGTTAAGGAAGAAGTGAAGAAGGAAGTGGCCAAACGTGAAAAGGTCATTCGTGAATCTATCCTTAAAGAAGTAAAACAATCACAACCAAAAGTTGTTGAGAAAGACCCGCTTGATGTAGACCACATCTTTGAGACAAAACAAGAAACCAAAAAGTCGTTTACTAACAATTCAACACTAAATGAGTTGTTGAATGAAACCGCACAGGGTGGTGAGTGGAAAAGTATCAATGGGCCTGGTGGTGTATTCAATGCATCACAAGCACAAGGTTGGGGTGGTGGAATTAATACACAACAATCAACATTTCAAACTGCTGATGGTGGACAAGTATCAGCACAACAACTTCAACAAACTGAAGCTGGTCAAGCAGTTTTAAACGCAGTAACACGAGATTATTCAGCATTGATGAAACATATGAATGCGAAGAAGGGTAAATAATGTCAAGACCAAGGCCTGAATATAAAATAAATCCACTTGATTTAAAAAAAAATGTTGCAATTGGTGTAATGTTACCAATGGGTGGCGCGCCTATTTTCAAATCATCATACACCACCGAAGAACAGGCCATTTCTAATTTAAAGAATTTAATTCTTACACGAAAAGGTGAGAGACCATTTCAACCTGAATTTGGAACGGATGTGTACTCTTTACTATTTGAACAAATTACAGAAGACCTTGGAGATACATTAGAGTCCACAATGAGAGCCGATATAAAATATTGGTTACCTTACATTATCATTGACGACATACTTATTAATGTGGAAAGTGATAACAATAAAGTTTCAATCTCAATGAAATTTAAAATTACTGAAACTGGTGCAAATCAAAATATAACAATACTCGTAACCGACCAAGGTGCTGTGACAATTGTTTGAGGTATATAAATGGCTGATAAAATTAAAAAAGATGTAAGTTTAGTTGGTAGGGATTTTGGTGACATTCGTAAGAATCTTATTGATTTCTCAAAAAACTACTTTCCACAAACTTACAATGACTTCAATGAGTCATCGCCTGGTATGATGTTTATGGAAATGGCATCATATGTTGGTGATGTCCTTTCGTATTACACCGATGTTCAATTGAAAGAATCAATTCTCGAACAAGCACAAGAAAAGTCAAATGTATTTAACATCGCACAAACATTTGGATACTCTCCAAAGTTAAATGTGCCGGCTACTACAATCTTAACGGTATATCAATTACTACCTGCTGTTGGAAGTGGTGATAATGTAAAGCCAAATTGGGATTATGCACTAACACTCAAAGAGGGTATGGTTGTAGGGTCTACTTCAAATAGAGATGTAACATTTTCCACAATCAGTAAAGTTAGATTTGCATTCTCATCATCATTCGACCCAACTGAAGTTTCAGTATATCAAACCGATGAATCTACAAACGAGCCAGTTTACTACTTGGTAAAGAAATTAGTAAAAGCAGTTAGTGGTACTGAAAAAACTCGTACCTTTGATTTTGGTTCTCCAAAGATTTACGATAAAATTAGACTTAAAGATGATGGTTTAATTGATGTAATTAAAATTGTAGATGATGATGAAGATGAATGGACAAAGGTAGAATACCTTGGGCAGGATACTGTATTTGAAGAAGTACCAAACACTACCGACTATTCATTAGCAATGTCATCATATGCAACCGAAACACCTGCTCTTTTAAAATTAAACCGAGTTCCTAAAAGATTTGTAACTCGTGTAACCGATGAGGGTGCTATTGATATTCAATTTGGTGCTGGTATTTCATCTAATGCTGATGAAGAAATCCTACCAAACCCGGATAATGTAGGTTCTGCTCTTTACCCATCAACAGGCGACCTTGACCAAGGTATCGACCCATCAAACTTTATGTACGCTAAAACATATGGTGTTGCTCCTGCAAATACCACATTGACCGTTACATATCGTGTGGGTAATGGTGTAGTAGATAACGTACCTTCTTCAGACTTAACTAACATTGTAGAACGTGTTATCGAAAATACAGCACTTGGATTAGTTCCTGAAGTTTATAATGTGATTAAAAATTCAGTAGCCGTAACCAATGAAGCTGCTGCTGGTGGTGGTAAATACGAAGAAGAATTGGAAGAGGTTCGTAATAACGCATCTGCATATATTAGAGCACAACATCGTTCAGTAACTGCAGAGGATTACCTATTAAGAGCATATGCGATGCCACCACAATTTGGTTCGGTAGCGAAGGCGTTTGTTGCTCCTGACTGGCAAATCAATACCAAGTTGGATGATGGTAATAACCCTATTGCAAATCAGTTGGGTATCAACTTTTATGTACTTGGATATGATGGAAATAAAAAGTTGAAAAACTTAAACGCAGCCACTAAACAAAACCTACAAAACTATTTGTCTTACTATCGTATCTTAACTGACGCTGTAAACATTAAAAATGCGTATATTGTAAACTTTGGTGTTGACTTTGAAATCATCGTTCTTCCAAATTACAACTCCAACGAAGTTCTTTTAAAGTGTATTAATAAATTAAAAGAATACTTCCATATTGATAGAATGCAAATTGGTAGACCAATTGTTCTAACCGATGTTTATGTATTGTTGGATGGAGTTGATGGTGTACAAAGTGTGGTAAGACCTGACAAAGAAGGAATGGGTGGTCTCCAAGTTACTTGTAAAGTAGAAGGTAATTATTCAAATAACTTCTACGATATGAGTCAAGCTACAAAGAATGGTATTATCTACCCACCGAAAGACCCATCTATTTTTGAATTGAAATATCCAGATACCGACATTCGTGGTAAGGTGATAACATTATTTTAAGAGGTAGAAGATGATTTATAGAATATATCCAAGTAAAGACGCCACCATCTACGAAGACACATCTCGTAAGAATCAAAACACAGGCAAGGATGAAATTCTTGAAGTCGGTAAGTTTTACGATACCGATAACGCTACCTTGTTGGGTAATAGTAGAGTATTGATTCAGTTTGATTTAACATCAATCTCTTCATCAATTGTAAGTGGTGAAATCGCATCACCACAATATCGTTTACATTTAGAGAACGTAGAAAATCGTGGTATTTCATCTAACTACGACTTGTATGTTTATCCTGTAAAGGAAGAGTGGTATGAAGGTGTTGGTTCTGAAACCGACACCCCACATCACGAATTGGACGCAAGTTGGGTTTATAGAATAAGTGGTTCTGCTTGGGATGTTGTAAATTCAACGGTTGGTAAAGCATTGACTCCGGCACAACTTCCGGGTTTGGATGCTTACTACGAATTTATTTCAGACGCAGGTGACTTGACATTAACCCAATCTATTGTTGGTGTTGATGGTACTGCTCCATCTATCAATGTAGTGAGTGGCGCATTACAATTTTCAGCATCGTATTTTGGTGGTGGAACTGTAAACCTCGACGCATACATGAAAACGGGAACGACCTACAACATTTACTTTGAGATGCACATTGGGTCGTTGAATGGTGTTGACTTTAGAGTATATGAACCAGACCAAGATGGTAATGGAACAACAAATTCGGGGTCTATATACACTACAAATATAACATCAAATGTAACACGTTCAATCCAAGTATCCCCTAACTCAACAGGTATACATAAACTTCAATGGACATACTTCGATACTGATGGTAGCGATGGTGTTGCTGGTAAATTTGATAATTTCTATATCAATAAAGAAGTTACCTCTGGGTCTCTTATAAAAGATGAATACAATATTGATGGACCATTACCATCTAATTATACATTAAACGAACGTATCGACGGTAGAGGTGGTGAGTCAACTACCGCAAGTGTTATTGGAAACAAACTTGTGATGTCTTCATCAAACTTTAGTGGTGCTACTCTAAATAGAAGTTTATCGGTAATTGGTGGTCTCGGATATACCGCAAGCTTTACTGCAAGTATTGGTGACTATGACTCAATATCATTTGATGTATTAGAACCTGATGGTAAATTTTTAATTGAAAGAACCAATCTTACTACCGATGGTATAAAAACTTATACCTTCAATTCCCTTCAAACTGGCACTCATTATTTGAGATGGAGTGTATTTGGTAGTGGTAGTGGTGAGTTTACTGGCTCGATTGATAACTTATCGATAAACACCGATGTAACATTAATACCAACTGGTCCTGAATATACGGACATCTACTACGAAGCAAAATGGGTAACAAATCAAGGTGGTGGTACTTGGTACACCGCATCATTCTCTAATGGTACTCATTATAAACAATCGTTTACAAAGTATACCGATAATCTTGATGTTGAGGTTACTGAATATGTAAATGAGTGGTTGAATGGTACGCGTACAAACAATGGTTTAATTATCAAGAAGACAAATAATGATGAATCATCTACTCGTAAGTTTGGTTCAATCAAGTTCTTCGCTTCAGACACCAACACAATTTACCCACCAGTTCTTGAAACTCGTTGGGATGATTCATCATTCGTAACGGGGTCATTAGAGGCACTTAATACTGATGATATGATTGTGTATGTTAAGAATCTATCGACTGAATATAAAGAAACATCTAAAGGTAAGATTAGAGTTTATGCAAGAGAAAGATTCCCAGCAAGAACATTTACAACCTCATCAAACTATACATTAGTAAAATATCTCCCAACTACCTCGTATTATTCGGTAGTTGACGCTGAAACCGAACAGTTAATTATTCCATTCGATACTAATTATACAAAGATAAGTTGTGATTCTACATCCAACTACTTTAACTTCTGGTTCAACGGGTTACAACCTGAACGATTCTACAAGTTCGTATTCAGAGTAGACCAAAATGGAACTACA